TAGAGCGGTTTATTAATGATAATGGAGATTTAAATTCACAAGACGAGCTTGACAACAATGCTTTAATAATTGCTAGCCAATATGGTAATTTAGAAATTGCAAAATTATTAATTGAATCAAAAAAAATAAATGTAGATTTACAAAATAAAAAAGGCAATACCGCCTTAATACTTGCATCCTTTCTTGGTTATTCTGAAATTGTAAAACTATTACTTGAGGCTGGAGCGGATAGAAATATTAAAGATAAAGACGGTAAAACTGCATTAGATTATGCTAAGGAAAACTATGATAATCAAATAATCAAATTAATAAATAACTAAAAAACAAAACTATGAAACTTAAAACTAAAACACTTATAAAGGCTCTCAATCAAATTGATTTTGACAAATCAAGCCCTATTAAATTATTATCTATTCAAACAGCAGAAAATAAATTAAAATTAAGTTATGATGATGCCAGCTGTGTAATTAGCATTTTAATTGATTGCGAGCAAATTGAAGATAATATTGACACCAATGTTGATTTTGAAAAATTTACAAAGCTTGTTAAAACAATAAAAAGCGATACAATAACTTTAGAAATAGGTCTCGATGAATTAAAAATTAATAACTACTACTTACAAAGCGATTCAAGTTATAGTTTTAGCGATTCTCTGGAAGGCTTAGAGTATAAAAAAATATTAGAAATCTCAGGCGATCAATTTGTTAAAATGATTAATCAAGTGAAGCCTGCGATTAGAAAAGAGGAATCTAGTTATCCTATTAAAAGCATCAATATAAATAGCAACAACAACAAATTGAACTTAGTTGCAACTGATGGCACAATTATGATTCTTAAAACTCAAGATATTGATATTCAAGAGATTAATGAAATCATCCCAGATTTCATTGTAAAGAAAATAATAAAAGCATTCAAAAGAAATGAATTATTAACTATATCAATACATAGTGAAAAATGCAGGAGAATTAAAATAGAATCAAATGATATAATTTTCCATTCGCAACTTAATGATGGCAATTTCCCAGATTTAAATAAATTTAGCTTTTTAACTAATTATGAAGTAAAAATTAATAAAAAAGAATTAATTGGAGCGACTGAAGAAGCCCTTGCAATATCAACAAACTTTCACAATGAAACAATATTTGATTTTCAAAATAATATATTAGAAATAAAAGTTATGGAGCAAGGTGTAATAAAATACAGCAATCAAATAACTATTGATGGAGCGATAAATAAAATTATTCATTTAAATGCTAAAATCTTATTGAGTATTCTAAAATCTATAGATGATGATATGTTAATTTTGAAAATTAAAGATAAAATTTCAACTATTGTAATTGAAGCCGATAATTTTATGGCTTTTATTTCACCGATAAGATTTTAATAACCTGCTGGGGGTTAAACAACCCCCCCAGTAGTTGAAGATCCTGTTTGAACTCCTGAGTGAGTATGAGTTGTAAATACTTTCCCTTGAATGGTTGTTGTGCCTTGTAAATTAGCAGTGCCAGCGGTTGTAAGATTATTGCCTAGATTCACAGCACCATTGACTGAAAAAGTGCCTTCAATTATTACATTTGTATTTATAACTACATCGCCATTAACAATTTTTATTAGCTTATTATTCTCAAAATCACCAATTGCCACTGAGCCACTTGTTAAAACTGGTTGCTTGGCAATATTGTAAGGAATAACATAGCAATAATCTCTAGTATTCTGGCAAAACAACAGGCCTAAGCTATTATTATCTATTATGATATTGGCAAAAAGCCCATAAGGATATAATATTACTACATTATCTATAATTGAGCCATCATCTAACTGCACCCTTGCCAGCTTGCCATCATTTTTTAATAAACTTACAATTTCCATTTGACAATCATTTTAATTTGATATAAAAAATATAAAAAACTTTTTTATAAATTAAATATGCTTGATTTTGATATAAATTGCAACAAGAAACTTTTTGATATTGATATTGAAAACGGTGATGTAAAACCTTGTTTTGATATTAAAACCGCAATCTTAATGTCTATTTTTTGTGAAAAAAGAGCTGATGCTTCTCAAGTTAAACAAATTGATATAAGAAGAGGGCATTTTAGTAATCAATTTAATGATGATTATGAGGTTGGCTCTTTTTATTGGCTTTATTCTGAGCAACAAAAAGTTAGTGAGGCCAATAAAGAAGATTTACAAGATACAATTCTTGAGGGCTTGCAGTGGTTAATTGATGATAATTATCTTATTGACATTGATTGCAATATTGATATTATTGAAAATAAATATATCATTAATATTACAACTACTAATATCTTTAATGAAGAACAAAATTATACATTCTAATGTCTTTAACAACTAAAACATTACAAGAAATACAGCAATTACTAATTAGCAACTTGTTAATGTCTGTTAACACGGGACAAACCGATATTAAAAAGCAAATAGATCCCACTCTTAAAAATAGTATGATTGGTGGTATTGTAAGCTCTTTATCCGCTGGTTTTGATGATAACAATCAATTGCTAAAAGAAATTTTAAAGCAATTATTCCCACAAACTGCAACGGGAGATTATTTAAAGTTCTGGGGTCAAATGCGGGGCTTGTCAATTAAATCTAGCTCAAAAGCTAGCGGATATATTGATTTTACTGGAACTGCTACAACTGAAGTGCCTACTGGCTCTATTCTACAAAAATCTGATGGAACTGAATATGAAACCTTATCAACTGCCACCATATCAACACAATCAATTAATATAACTTCACTTACAAGAATTGGTGCTACTGCTATTGCTACAACTGCAAATAATCATAATCTTGCAACTGGTCTTGAAGTTATTATTGCTGGAGCTAATCAAACTGCTTATAATATAACTGCATCAATTATTGTTATTAGCAATACTCAATTTAGTTTTACCGTTGCAAATGCACCTACCACTCCCGCAACTGGAACTATTAATGCAACCGCTACATTCGGCAGGGTTGCTGTTATTTGCAGAACCAATGGAACTGTTGGCAATCTTGGAAGTGGATCGCAATTAGAATTAGTTTCGCCAATTGAAGATGTAGATGATTTTGCTATCGCAACTTACGAGGGTATTTTTGCAGGTTTTGATGCTGAGACTGAAGATGAATATAGAACAAGAGTATTGCAAGCTTGGAGCAATAACACTAGCAATTTTACTGATGTTGGTATTGAGATTTTCTTAAAAAATACAATAACCGCAATTACTAGAGTCTGGGTATATGATGCAACTCCTAGTGCTGGTTATGTGTCTATTTATTTTGTTAATGATAATGAATTAAGTATTTTGCCAAACTCAACTCAAATTGCTCAGGCTAAGGCGATTATAGTTGATAAACAAACAGGAATAAAACCCGCAAATACTGATGATGCGATGGTGCTTGTTTATTCTCCAACACCTTATTATGTTGATTTTACTTTTAGCTCATTAAGTCCAAACACTCCTGCAATGAAACTAGCTATTACTGAGAGGCTAACTGATTATTTCAGAAGTGCTGAAGTTAGTTTAGGTAAGGATATAAAACAAGATACTTTTAAAAATGTTATTTTTTCTGCGATTGATGAAGCTGGCAACTCTCCTATTTTTACTTTGTCTTTGCCTAGTGCTGATATTGATGTTGCTAGCAACGAATTACCAATATTAAGAAATATTACATTTTAATGAATATTGAAAAAAGAACACAGCAAGAGCAAGCAAGGATATTAGCAAATTATCTAAGAAGCGATAAATTGCACGATGCTAAGAATAATGAAAATTCTATTCTATTTAAGATTTTGATGGGCTTAGCCGTTGGCTGGACTGATTTCAGAGATAATTCACAACTTATAATTGACAACTATAACATATATAATAGTGTAAAATTATTAGAAGAGTGGGAGCAAGCCGTGGGAATACCTGATGATATTTTTGCCGTTGCAACTGATATTGAGACAAGAAAAAGAAATATTTTGTTAAAAATATCTGGCTCAAGAGCTGAGACAAGTTTAGAGTTTGAAAATATTGGTAAAATACTTGGTTTTGATATTAAGTGCGAAACTGGTTATCAATATTGCAGGTTTCCTTTAAGGTTTCCAATTATTTTTACAACAGCGGAGGCTTTACCTTTTTTGATTGTTATTACTATTAATAAAAAATATCAACCAAAGACTTTTCCTTTTATTTTTCCTATTGAATTTAAAAGCGATATTGCAATAATTTTAAAATTATTTTTAGATAAAATAAAACCCGCAAACACAAAATTAATATTTAGATATGTCTAATCTCGCAGTAAACAAACAAGACGATATAAGCACTCTCAGTGCTAGCGAATATAACCAATTTGCAGAAATAAATAATCTTATTTCAAGTGCTGGTATAACTGCCGATGCAAATGTTTTAAATCAAGTTGCAAAAAGTGTAGCTAACTATTCT